TTTATTAGCACTAACAGGTAATACGGATAATGGTGTAATCACATTAAATGGAACTGCACCAAATGGAACGGTTGAAAGTAATTTAACATTTGATGGTACAAACCTTAGAGTAATAGGTAACGCTTTAGTAACTGGTAACTTTACTGTAAGTGGTACTACAACATTCATTAATACTCAAAATGTACAAACAAATGATAATATATTAACTTTATTATCATACGCATCTGGGTCTGGGGCACCAATAACAATTGATAGTGGTATTGAAGTTAGAAGAAATGCTTCAGCAACTAAACAATTTTTATGGAACGAAGCAAACACTAGATGGTATGCGGATGATAACTTTGCAGCCAATGGATTTGTACAAGCAACAAACTTTAGAGATGCAACTGGTGCGTTTAACGTAAACTTAGGTAGTGGTGGTTCTGAAGGTAGAGGTTTAGTTGCCGGATATAGTGGTGGACAATATGGTGGTATTGGATATAATGTAAGGCACACTGGTACTTCGGATTCATTTATAGCACCTGGTGGAGATACTGCAACTTATTTAGTATTTAATAACGGATTTACATTTAGATATGCAGGTACAGGTGCAGCCGGTAGAACTTTATCTTGGACTCAGATAGGTCAGTTAGATAGTAGTGGTAACTTCACTATTCCTGGTAACATAATAGCAGCTCAGATTAATACGGGAATTGGTTTGACTGATGTTTATTTAATGAATCAAAATGTTCGTACAACTGATAACGTAACTCACGCTAATATAACTGGTAATAACTTTATATTACCACAAAACCCTGTTGGAACAACTTACGGTAATGGTGTATCAACTACTCCATCATATATGATTTCTCAAACTGTTGGTGATAATGATGGGTGGAGATTATATGGAGAAGCAGCATCTACGAACAATGTTCGTATGGTGTTTGAGTTGATAGATGATATTGAAACAGCATATACAGACCAATGGGTATTCAGAAATAAAAGAACATATACCGATTTTATTGCTAGAAATGAATTCCAAATAGGTGGTAGTGGTGATGCTGAAGCAAGAACATCATTAAGAGCACCAATATTTTATGATTCAAATAATACAACATATTTTACAGACCCTGCATCTAATAGTAGTATGTATGGGGTTGCAATAAGAGGTGACCAAAGTTCTACAGACTCAGCAAATCAAATATTCTTTTGGGGTAGTGGAGATACTACAACATCTGCAATAGGATTTAAGGCAAATGGTGGTGAATTTACTAACCCAACTGGAAATGGTGATGGTTATAATACCTACTTTACTATGGATACAAATGGTAGAGGTTGGGTATTTAGAAGGGGAGTTGGTGGTTCTGATTTTAACTCAGCATATACGTCTGGTTGGATATTGAATAATGGTATATGGCAGGCAAATGATTCAATGCGTGCCCCAATATTCTATGATTCAAATAATACAAATTATTATGTAGACCCAGCGGGTACATCGAATCTAAATGTATTAAACATAAATTCTCAATTAGTATTAACAACACCTGGTGGAAATGGTATAGTTCCAAATAGTAGTGGATGGGTAATTGAAATACAACATGCCCCAACAACTTCAAATGGTACATCACCTGGTTATGGTGGTTGGTATTTCGCAACATCAACATCACCTGGAAGTAGAAGATTGTTGGTTGTATTCAAAATGAAAATACCAGCAGGTAGAAGTGTTGAATACGCATCTAACTCAATTGGTAGTGGTGGTACGGCAACTTGGTTGACATCAAATATAGGAACAGGTCAATATCAGGATTACGCATTAATGGTACATTCTGGTACATCATCATTCTCATCAACACACTTCTATTATATATCTGGCGGAAGTAACGCAACTTTCTACACTTATTTGGCATCAGCAACGGTATATGATGTTACTGATGTTGGTGATGAAAGAACTAGAACATATACTGCCGCAGCAGCTATGTACGCTCCAATTTATTATGATTCAAATGACGGAAACTACTTCACAGATCCTGCTAGTAGAAGTGTGATGAATAGGATAGAGGTTTCTAGAAATGGAGCTTATGCAAGTTATGTTGATGCCGATTTGATAGTTGGTTCGGGTGCTGCAGATAGAAGAGGATATGGAGCAACTGGTGGTTCTAACATCATGCTTCGTTCATCGGCAAAATCAACAATTACCGCTTTGGATGAAAGCCAAAACTTAGGTCAAATTGCATATGAAAACTTACAATGGACAATTGGTGAAAATATTGGATGGGGTGTTCAAACTGTATTATTCCCTGGTATAGGACAATCAAGTAATTCATTAAGAGCACCAATATTTTATGATACCGATGATACTAACTATTATCTAAACCCTCGTACTCAATCTCGTTTAAGTGGATTGAGATTAGATGGTGTTGATAATGAAGCTTCTGGTACTGATGCAATTCTTTGGATAAATAAACCAAACAATAATGACTGGGGCATGATTGTTACTGGTGATTTGGATTATGGACTTGACCTTAGAATGTCAAGCAGTAACTCATTTGCCTTTAGAGTATTGGGTAGTGGTACTGAGCATGCAAGATTGAATTCTGATTATTTCTTCCATTATTCAGATATTAGAACTCCAATATTTTACGATAGTAATGATACAAACTATTATGGTGACTTTGCTAGTACAAGTAGAATGGCAACTATTGCTTTGGGTGTTGCTGATAGTGGACCTGGACGTTTTAGATTAACTGCTGGACATGGTGATACGAGTATAAGATTAACCGCATTAGGTTCTCAATTAGGTAGTGGTGTAACATCAACAATGCAGTGGTGGGTATCTGAGCCGGGTATAACTTGGAACGAAGGTGGATTTGGATATAACGTTCACAATGATGGTGGTTCTCCAAACGGATTTAGTAGACCAAATACATCTTATGGACAAGCATATATGAGATTTAGTACTGGTGGTGATTTGTATTTTTATAATACTAATACATCTGGTACTCGTTCTACAAATATGGAAATGTACGCAGCTGGTTATGTGTATGTAAACAACTATTTGCAAGCAGGTAACTCATTAAGAGCACCAATATTCTATGATTCTAATGATACAAACTACTATGGTGATTTTGCATCTACATCACGCCTTAATATTCTTAACTTAGTAGGATATGGTTATGTAAATGGACAGACTACAAATGGACAATCATTCTTCCAATGGGAAGGTGCATCATATAGAAATCCTGGAGACCATACACCTCAATTCTTAATTAGAAAAGATAATTCAACAACCGGTATTAATGGATTTATGCCGGCATTGGCATTACATAATAATAATGGTGGAAACCAAACAACAGTTGGTCTAACATTTACATCAGCTGAAGGTGCAACTGGTGCTGGTAACTCTGTAAACTTAGCAGGTATTATAGCTAAGAAAGAAGCAGCTGGTAATGTTGGTGGTTGGTCCCCTGGTTCTTTAACATTCTTTGTAAAAGATTATGGAACAAGAAGAGATGGTATGTTTATAGACTCTTCTGGTTATGTACAATCTGATTATTCATTTAGAGCACCGGTATTCTATGATTCCGCTGATACAAACTTCCGTTTAGACCTTAATTCTTCTTCAAGATTAAGAAACCTTTACGTTGGTGATAGTGGAAGTGATTGGGTTGATACTGGTGGTTGGGGTACTCAATTGCATGTATCAAATGCACCGCATTCTATTATAAGAGTTTTTGCAAGAAACGAAGGTATCCAAACGGGTATATTCTCACATGTAGGTGGATTATCAGTTGTTGGTTCATTTAGTAACCATGACTTAAGAATTGCTAGAAACAACGCATATAGAATGTATTTCTACAGTGGTTATACATATTCTGAGGGTTATTTTGAAGCAGCGGATTCATTAAGAGCACCGATATTTTATGATTCAAATAATACTGGATTTTATGTTAATCCAGCTGATGGTGGATTCTACCTAAGAGGTGGTTCTTCAAATCGTGTTACATACTATACAAACGATAGTGGTTACATAGTAAGCAATGCTGAAGGTAATGGTGTATCCGATGTAAGATTGGGTGCAGCATGGGGAAGACCTGGTGTTTATTCATCTACATATCTATCTTTAGGTTCTTCTGGAACTTATACTGAATTTGTATTCGGTAACGTACAAAGAGGATATATAGATAATAGTGGTAACCTTTTTGCATTTGGTTCAATGAGGGCGCCAATATTCTATGATTACAATGATACGGCTTGGTACTTAGACCCTAATGGATATTCAGTACTTTATGGTGTTCAAGCTCGTAACTTAGGTGGAGCAAACTTAAACGTTGTAAGTTCTAACATTGGTGTAAATGCGGTAAGAGAACAAATAACATTTATAGATGGTAGTATTGTTCAGGCGCACGCTTCTACTGGAAATGGTAACCCTGGTAACTGTTATAACTGGTATTCTTCTGAATGGATGGATGTTGATCCTGAGAAGGATTATGAATTTAGTGTTTGGGTAAGAAGTACTGGAAACGATAACATTTATTTTGGATGGCATGAATTAAATAGTGCAGGAAACTATGTTTCATCAAATCCGTATTTCCACGGTTCACAAAGAAATACAAATGGTTCTTGGATACAATTAAGAGCGGTATTAAGAAATTGGAGAACACCTGCTAATACTGGAGATAGTCCTGGAACCGATAGATATGCAAATAACACATCAGAAATAGCACATTATTCTACGGATGGTGTAATGCACTCAACAACTAGAAAAGTACATGTAAGATTTGGTACTTGTTATGGTAGTGTAAACGGAAGTAAAACTTATTATCACAATCTAAGAGTAAGAGAATTGGTTAATGAACAAATGAGTAACCAATTTACTGTTCCATATTGGAATCCTTCTTCTGGTATAATTGGAAGAATGAGATTTAGAACAAATACACATTGGGATTCACATCCTGGTATTGATGTAATAGGAGCAGCTGGAGAATTCCGTATGAGTTCTGATAGTGGTAACTTAAATCTTAGAGTTGATGGATGGATACGTTCTGAAAATGAAATGTATGCATCTTTGTTATATGATATAAGTGATACAGGAAGATATGTAGACCCAAGAGGTCAATCATTCCTTTATAATTTATGTGTAGGTGATAACAACTATAATCATGGATATCCTGGCGTTCTTCAAATTGGTTCAACATCTTATAACTACAACTTTAATAATGGTAGTTGGGCAAGCAGTATAACAGCTGGTATATTAGCAAACTGTGCAGATGAATGGGAATTTGCAATACATGATAGTGGTACAAGAGTAGCATCGGCATTCTTATTCCAAGGAGCTGGTACTAATAGATTATTGATGGGTAGAAGTATTGGCTGGGGTACTATGTATATTGAGGCGGCAGAATCTTTTAGAGCACCAATATTCTATGATTCAAATAATACTGGATACTATTTAGACCCAACTTCAACAACATCGTTAAGAACTGTTGGTGATTGGAGAGCTGATTCAGCTGGATGGACTGGTGAATTTGCAGGTAAGATTCAATATCATTCTAATAACTGGTATTTCCAATACTCAAGCTATTTCATATTCAGAAATGCAGGTGGTAGTAACGTTGTAGAAGGTGATAGTAGTGGTAACTTCTGGGCATATGGTTCAGCTCGTTCACCTATTTTCTATGACCAAAACAATACAGCATATTATACAAACCCTGCTGGTGATTCCGTAATGGGTGGTATCAACTTTAATGGTGGTACACATTACGTTAATAGTTGGAACAATGGTACTATCTATATTCGTTCATCACAAGGAGATGGTGGTATCTATGGTAGAGGTAATAGTGGGCAATTCCAATATCAAGTTTATGGAGATGGCGGAAGTAACTATGGATTCTTAAATGGAGTTTGGGCATCTTGGGATATAAGAAAAAATATAAATGGCAACTTATTCTTAAATAATCAGAGTACATGGTATATCGGTACTAGTGAAATCTATATGAATAGAGTTTATGGTATCGCTGATATGCGTTCACCAATTTACTATGACCAAAATAATACCAATTATTACGCAGACCCAGCAAGTAACTCTGTTTTCTATGATTTACAACTTAGAGGAAATTATGTTAGAACTTGGGCACACTCCGGTTCTGACTTTGCAAATGGTACGTTAGTAGTTTCATCTATAAATGCAGGTGTTGATTATGGTGCATCATTTGTATTGGAAGCAACTGGTAAGAGTTATTCTGGCGAACCTACATTTGACTTCGCAGTTCAGGGATACATTTACGCAGGTACATTTATTAATAACTCTGGTATTCATTATGGTAATCCTGGATTTACCGATATTAAAGTTCTTAACTATGGTGGTAACTTAGCATTCTGGTTCCCGAGAACAGGATATTGGAATTCATTTGCAGTACATGTTAGAGATGCAGGTGGTGATGATAGAAATACCGTAACATCAATATTCAACTCAGCAGAACCTGCAAGTTCTAAGAAAGTAAATATTAGAATGTATCGTTCTACTATCTATGATTACAACAAAGATACTGGAGCTGTATATGGAACTAATTTTATTGATTCAAATGATACTGGATATTATGTGAATCCTAATGGAACTTCACAACTTTCTTATGTATTAGCAAATAACTGGTTTAGACCGCAGGGTGCAACGGGTATTTATTGGGAATCTTATGATACAAGAATATTCTCAAATAGTTCAACATATATCTATACACGCTCTGATAACGGATGGATATACCAAGATAGAAGTGGTAACAATAGAGGATATGTTTACTTTGATGGAAACGGATTTGGATTACTACATAGTGGAGGATCTTGGTGGTTAAATAACGTAGGTAATTCAGATAGAATGCTTTGTATTGGTGGAGGTCAATTTGCCAATGCATATAACAGTTATGATGCTCGAAGATTATTCTTTGGTGGTGCTGATGGTGATGCTCAAGGAAATTATTATATTGGTACAAACATAAGTAACTATGGTGGTAACTACACCAAATTAGACCTAAGATGGCATACTGGTATCCGTATGGGTGCACAACCTGGATATGGTGGTATTCGTATCTTTAACAACGAAGATTTAGGAAGTAGAATTGCATCATTTGGTGAAACTGATTCACACGTAAGAATAGATAATGTATTATTTGTTTATGGTGATGCAAGGGCACCAATATTCTATGACCAAAACGATACAGGTGGATATATAGACCCTAATAGTGCTGGTAATGGATTTAGATTTTGGAGTGGAGCTGGTTGGTGGCAATTAAGAGGTGCAACTCACTGGGATTCTCAACCTGGTATTGACTTGAGTGGTGGAACTTCAGAATTCCGTATTAGTTCAACTGGTGGTAACGCTAATCTAAGAGTTGATGGTTGGATGTTTGCGTACGATAGTAGTTATTTCCCATTCATTTATGATACTAATGATTCAGGATATTATTTAGACCCTAATGGTACTTCGATGGGATATTTGGGGTGGTGGAACTGACCATCCTCAAGGTGGCGGTTATGTTCACGCTCAAGGTATTGTATCTGGTCAACACTACGCAACATCTGATGGAGGACAAGCGTATGGTTGGCAGATGGTAGGTGCTGCTGATGCTGGAAGCCGTTGGTGGTTAAGAGGTAAGTGGGGTGGTACTACATATCCTTGGTACGAAATTGTATTATATGGTAGAAACGTTGGTGGTGGTGATATATACGCAGGATATTGGTATGATGGAAACAACACCGGATATTATGTAAATCCTGATGGAAGTTCTCAATTTGTTCGTACATATGTAAATGACTGGTTTAGAGCACAAGGAAATTGTGGTATTTATTGGGAATCTTATGGTGGTGGTTGGTGGATGACCGATGGAACATGGATTCGTTCTTATAATAGTAGAAATGTTTATTGTGATACATACATAAGAGCACAAGGTTCATTTAGAGTTGGTTCTGAATACTCGATTTGGGGTAACTATGGTTCATATTCATCTTATATATCTAGGATATTCTATTTCTCATTTGACTGGAACGCAACTTATGATTCATACACTGTTCATGGTATAGCATCTACTGACTTAAATGGTTCACCTTCCGATTCTGTATCCATTAACTCGTTCAATGATATCATGCTTCGTATAGATGCCAACGATAACAATGGTAACTCTTATGTAAGATTTATGGATAATACCTCTGGTAATAACCAATTTGCTTACATAGGTAGAGAAGGTGGAAACTCTATTGCATATTTTGATAATCGTGTTTATGGTGCAATATTCTATGATTCAAATGATTCATCATATTATATGGACCCTAACAGTACTTCTGATAACTGTGCTAGATTTGCTGGTGGTATTTGGGTTTCAAGAGCAAATGGTACTGGTAGCGGTATCATATTGGCGGATGATGGTGATATTGTTGACTTGAATGATGGATATTGTGCGATGCGTTTCTCATTTGGTGTCCGTATCCACTCAGCAAATAGAGGTGGTGGTGCGGTAATTGCATTGAGACAATATGGTGGTATTATAGCATCTGATAACATTATCGCTTATGGTTCACCTTCCGATGCTAGAAAGAAAGAAAATGTTGTACCAATTGAAAATGCACTTGAAAAAGTAACTAAACTTAGAGGTGTTGAATTTGATTGGAAAGAAGATACTGATGAATGGCAATATACTAAGATTAAACATGATATTGGTTTCATAGCACAAGAAGTACAAGCCGTTGAACCTACTTTGGTAAGAGAAGGTGGTGATGGATTTTTAGGTGTTAGAGATAGAGGTATTCCTGCACTTCTTGTTGAAGCAGTTAAGGAATTGAAACAACAATTAGATGATGCTAAAGCAGAAATCAAAGAATTAAAAGAACAATTATTGAAAAAATAAAATAGGTTATATTTATAAAAGAGAAATAAATTTTAATAAATTATGGCATATACTTACAAATGGGAACTAACAGGCCTTAAAAAACAAAACACAGAAAATTTATCTGATGTCATTTGTAATACTTACTGGAAAGTTACAGCTACAGATGAAAATGGTTTAGAAGCATCTTTTACAGGGGCTACTCCATTCAAAGTTTCTGATGTAGATGTTAATAACTTTACTAGTTATTCATCACTTAGTGAAGAGCAAGTTTTAACATGGATTAAAAACGTAGTTAGTGGTTCGGCACCATCTAATTATTGGGCTCATATTAAGGAAAGAATTGATGTAGAAATCAATAGACAAAAGTATAACAGAACTGATGTCAGTATGAGTGATTTCCCTTGGAGTCCTACAAGCGGTTCAATAGCTGCACCAAGTGGTTCAGCACCTTTATAATATTTTTAATATACAAAATAATATTAATGTTCAAAGCATGTTCTTGTAAAAGAAAATGTGTTTTGAACATTTTTATTATATTTATACTTGTATTTTTGGTATGTTCCAAAATATCACTTAAAAACAATTAATTGGAGAAATAAAATGGCAGAAAGAATCGTATCACCGGGCGTATTTACAAGAGAAAACGATTTATCATTCTTACCACAGGGTATAGGTGAAATCGGCGCCGCATTTATAGGACCTCTAAAAGAGGGACCTGCATTCGTACCTACTATTGTAAGAACTCAAGCTGAATTCGAAGAAGTATTCGGAAAGGTTGATGGTACTTACTATACTGAGTACGCAGTACAAAACTATTTGAGAGAAGCTGGACAAGCAACAATTGTAAGAGTTGCTGGTACTGGTGGATACACTCAAGTTAAACCGGCAGCAATTATAGCAAGTGCTTCAGCTGGATTGGGTGAAAAAATTGTTGGAGTATTATACTCAACAGCAAATGGTTTGCAAGATTATGGATTTCTTGGTGGAGCAGTAACAAGCAACGATGCTACAGATGGTTCATTCCTTCTTTCAGCATCTGCAGTATTTACTTCAGCATCAATTCTTCCATCTGCAACTAACGATTTAGCTGATGTGTTTGGTGAATCTCCTATGGGTTCTAAAGGAGCTTATTCTTATTTATATTTTGAAGATTTAGCAACTGAATACTCTGGTTCATCTACAAGTAATACTGTTATTTCTCTTTCAGTATTACCAAACCAAGTTTATGGTGCAGCTCAGCAAGCAGAAACTCCAATTGTAAAATCTCAAAACATAAGTGGACAAAGATACAACTTATTTAAGTTTGTAACTATTGGACATGGAACAAATTATAATACCAAATTCAAAGTAGGTATTTCTAATGTTAAAGCAGCTGGTGAAGATGGAGCAACTGATTACTCTACATTCACTGTTACCATCAGAAGATTCGATGATACTGATAAGAGAAAAGTTGTTTTAGAAACATTTGCTAACGTAAACTTAGACCCATCTTCAGTAAACTATATTGCTAGAAGAATTGGTGATAGATATTACACTGTAGATGATGATGGAAAAATTACCGAATATGGTGATTGGGGAAATCAATCTAAATACATAAGAGTTGTAATTAATGATGGTAATGAAATAGGTGGTCCTGGTACTTACCCAATTTCAGCAGCACCATTCGGACACGCAGCTTATGTAAATCCTATTAAAGCAAACAGTAATGCAGAATCATTAAAAGTTCCTGCAGTTGCTTTACAAACTACATCAACTGGAAACACAGCAAACGCACCAATTTATTACTCTGGTTTTGATTTTGAAACTGTAGGTACGGCTGATGATAATATGATGTATCTAAAACCAATACCTTCTGGAGTAACTACTGGTTCAAACTCTGATTTCGCATTCGATTCTCAGTTAAGTTTTGTAATGACCGGTTCAAATTCAGTAGATATGGCTAAGAGACAATTTATCTTAGGTTTCCAATATGGATTTGATGGATTAAACGCAACAACAAAAATTAACTTAGGTTCTGATATTTCTGTATCAAATACGCAAGGATTTAACTTAGCAACTTCTACATCAACTGGTACGTTGGCATATGAAAAAGCAATTAATGCAATTTCTAACGCTGATGAGTTTGATATCAATATGGTTGTTACTCCTGGTGTAATTAGAGAATATCACCCATCAGTTACTACAAAAGTAATTGATATGTGTGAAGATAGACAAGATTGTTTCTATATAGCTGATTTCAATAGAATTGATGCAACAATTGCTGAATCAACTGTACAATCAAACGCTGTAGATTCAAACTATGTAGCAACTTACTATCCTTGGGTTAAAACAATAGATACTAATACAAATAAACTATTGGCAGTTCCACCATCAGTATTGATGCCGGCTGTATTCGCTTCTAATGATAGATTAGCAGCAGAATGGTTCGCACCTGCTGGTTTGAATAGAGGTGGTATCACTGGAGCAGTTAGTGTATTAAATAGACTAACACACGCTGAAAGAGATACTCTATATGAGAACAAAGTAAATCCAATTGCAGCATTCCCTGGACAAGGTATTGTAGCATTCGGACAGAAGACATTGCAAGATAAGGCTTCAGCATTAGATAGAATCAACGTAAGAAGATTACTTATCACTGTTAAG